CCCGCTACACCGTAGTTGCCGCTCATCTCCCGCAATATCACGCGATCACTCTTGTCGAACGACAACTCCTTCGTAGGCGTCCACTCCAGCATGCGCATCATTTCACCGTGAGAGGAGTGCTTGCGCCCACCCGTCAACAGATCCACCATGTGCGTGTTCGACGTCATCGTGCATGTCAGCGCCCAGGTGCTGTTGTTCACACGTTCGCGGTTTGTGCCGGCCTCCATACGCTCCTTGCCCTGGCCCTCGGAGATGTCGAAAATCAGCTCAGGCGCCCACTCAGTGTCGTTGCGTGTCTTGCTTGTGATCTCATCGATCAGCAAAGGCAGGCTGTTGAGCAGGCCAGCGCGCTGTTGCAGTGCCACAAACGATGTGCCCTTACCTGTGCGGTAGTGGATGGGGTGCCCCCATACGCCCGCCTTCAGGCTCAAAGACAGCGACTTGCCCGTACCGCTCGATGTCGAGCCGATGTGCCACACAAACCCCTTGTGATCTGAGAAAGGCATCAGCGTAGAGCCGAACGAATCCAGGCAAATCGCCAGCATCGTGTTCATACCCTTGCTCATCAACAGCTCCCACGGCTTGCGCCAACTATCAAGGTTTCCTTTACTGTTGGTATTGCGGTTGATGTTCTCCATACCCGGCATCGGCACAGCGATCTCCAAGCCGTTGGGCTTGAACACGCGGTTGTTGTAGACAAAGGACTTATCCTTCTGCCAGCCAAACTGAAGCGGGATCTCGACAACCTTCTTCTCTTGAGCCGCGCTCTCCACGCACGCACGAACATAGTCGTACAGGTGCTTGTCCGATATCTGGCCAAACGAAGCGTAGATGTTGTTGGATGCCAGGCACTTGAGCAACTCATCCTTAGACACCACCGCCTTGCTTGGCATGATGACGGGGCGATGCTCCAACACTGCCGCACGCCCTTCAGGCGCAGGGCCTACGGGGCGAATGGCCATCAAGTGAACCTGGTGCTCTTGCTCTTGGCGAAGCATATCCACGACGAAAAGCTCGTGCGGCAATATCTGAATCTGCGTCTTGATCTCGACGCCGGTGTCGTCTTTTTCCTTGACGTTGCGATACACGCCGCCGTGCTTGCCGTAGTCGAACCCCCGTGGAGGTGGTGGACGCAACACCGTGCGTGTAGGCGTGTTCTCGGGCAGCCCATCATAGACACCGAACTCGTCTGGCAAGTGCTCCGAGTCCTGCACAGGAATCTCGTCAGAGTTGCTCTGGATAGGGATCACCATCTCTTTAGCGCGGTTATCTGTGACGACCTCGCGCCCTAGAGCCAGCGCATTGGTTATATTGCCCCAGAACGGGCACTTCGGGCAGATACCGGGGTTCTCACTGTCCATCTTCACGCACGAGTAAGGGCCTTTAATATCGGCCAGCTTCTGGTTCATGCGCTCAGGCGTATAGGGGTGCAATGCTGACAGCTTGTGGGTGAACTGGCTCGCGTCTGTACACACTGTCGCCCAAGACAGCAGCCCGCGCCACAACGGCTCCATACCGTCTTGCTGTGCGTTGTGTTGATAGAACTCCAACTGGCCGCAGCCGACACCCTTTTCTGACTTGATCCAGATAGGCTCGAACCGTGTGGCGCTGTTGTTCAGCATAGCCTCTGCCGCCGCAGAGCGTTTTGTAGCTGCTTTGCTTGGGCGCACGCCCTCAAGATCAACACTGGTTGATGCGAACCCATTGCTGACCGGCATGTACTCATCGCCGAGCAACGAGCGAACCGTGGCACCGAATCGGCGGATGTCCACCTGAGCAGTGCCAACAAGCAGCACCTTAACAGGGCGCGGCTCGCCGTACTTGGCCTTGTTGTTGAACGTACCTGGTATGCGCAAGACTCGCGCAGCGTCAGCCGTCACGGTCATGTCAATCGCTAAACCCTCTTGCTTACACAGCCGCTTGAAGTTCTCGGCGATAGGCTTCCAGGTCGTGATGTCCACTTCCTGGGTCAATGGCCAGTAGCAGTGCAGGCCGCCACCCGAGCTGACCATGTGTGGCATCCCAAAAGAGTCCAACCCTGTCTTGCTCAAGAACTCCCCCAAAGCTTGCGCAGCAGCCTTTTTGCTCTCGTAGCCGTCCATGTCGATGAAGATCGACTTGATGAACCCTGCATTGGTGGCCTTGCGCCCTTTGCTTTCCTTGAACGTTGCCAGGGCAAAATAGATGTCCCTGGACTCGGCTAACCAGGTCTTAACCTTTCCCCGAATGTCCGGCAACTCGCTTACGAAAGCGTGCTCTTTTTTGGGCGAACTCAGTTCCGCAACACAGTAATACCCGTTACCCGGCGACGGAAGTACCGCCGCTAGAAACTCAAGCGGTTTCATGTAGAAGCCTTTTCTAGGGGTTATTAGGAAGCGCTGTTGTCGTTCTCAGCGTCCACGTAATCTTCCAGTCGCAGCATCAACTCCGACACCCATTGCGCGGGGAGCTTGTCTGCCCCGGTAAGCCAGCTGTATTTCAGCAGCTCTTCATTACTTAGTGCGGCAGGTTGAATGTTTTGCATATCTTGCTCCACGCTTCTTCAGACGTCTCAGACGTCTGCATGATGTCTATGATCTGCTTTACCGCAGGGCGGTAAGCAACGAATACTTCGCCACCCTTCATCCAGTTGTATACCGACTGCCGCGTAGCTCCTACGGCAAGTGCAAGTTTGGCAACGGGTATATCTAAGAGCACTGCCCATCGTGCGAGCAACGTTCCAAGCGAGAGCGGCGTGTCCTTTATCTGGGCAATGAATCTGGGTTGGTACATGGCATCGCTCATTGGCGGGGGGCGTTCGTTTGTTTGAAGCCTTTAAACCGAGGGCCATGAGTCCTCGATCCCCCCAAAACCTTACTCGTCGTCCCAGTCGCTCACCATGTCAGCAAGAGCACTCTTGCCTTCAACAGCGGGCTTCTTGGGCGCCTCTTTACGTACCGCAGGCTCATCGATCTCTTCCGCTTCCTCAACAACCGGTGCAGGCGCTGGTTTCGCTTTACGCTCGGCCTTTGGCGCTGGTGCTGCAACAGCGGCAACTTCTTCATCCACCTCGTCCGACTCTTCAACAACCGGGGCCGGTGCTGCCTTAACCTTAGCAGGAGGCTTGCCAGCCAGAGCTGCAGGAGCCTCGGGCGCTGCATCCATCTTCGCCACGGTCATCGTGATGGCTTTGAGTGCGTCATCGGAAGCAGCTTGCTGCTCAACAATCGCATACTCGTCGTCATTCAGCCAACGCATGGCCTTGAAATGCAGCTTGGGCGACTCGCTCTTGGTGTCGAATTTCATGCGGGTCACAACGGCTTCAGGGTTGATGCCTTGCGCTACGAGCCAGCGAGCATACTCTTGCAGTGGGCGGTTATCGCCCTCGGCTTTCCCGAATATCGAAGTCGCAGGAAGTGCCAACTGAAGCACGTCACCGCTCATATCACTCTCAAGAACGGTGGCCAAACGTTGCTGATAGCGGCAAGCACGGCTGTTGCCTTGACCTGAGCCAGCAATGTTCTTGGGGCAATCTGCGCAGCGCGGGGCTTGTGGATTCGCAGACTCTGCGCTCGGCTTATCACCATCAGCAGACCAGCAATCAGGGCCGGAAACAGCCTCGCTGTCGTAGCTCTTCATGTAGAACACGCGGCTGACCTTGGGCGCGGCCTTGACCAGCACGATATCCAGATGCCTGTCCTCGATGTTGGCAATCTCCTTGCCGCCAGACATCAAGCGGAATACACCACCCTTGATAGAGATACGCTTGCCACCCGAAGCGCTGCCTGCCAGGGCTTTGGCCATGTCGGACAACTCGCCTTTACGGGCGAACGCGGGTACTTGCGATGGGTTGAAAAGGGTTACGTTGCTCATGTTTAGATCTCCTTAACGTCAGTGATGATTTGATTGTTTGCGGCCAGTTCTTCTTGTTCACGGGCCTGATTGATAAAACTTTCAACTAGACCGCTGACTTCTGCGTATGGGCGGGCAGCCAGGGCGTTGAGGATGACTTGGGCTTGTTGAGGGGTAAAGGTGAATGTCATTTTCGTGTACGAGGTTTTGTTACGGAGATGGAATACTCTGTGTGGCTGTTAAGTCCGGGTGGAACTACCCCGGGGTTTTCTTTTAGGAAGGTTGCCATGTTGGTCTGCGCAATGCGCTTTTCCAACAAGTCAATCGCATCGTTCTCGATCATGAACCGCTTAAACGAGTCCCAGTCCTGGGTCGAGTAGCGCGTCTTGGTTGATAGGATGACCACGCCTTCCTCCGTGTTAACTGACTTGCCCCCGAGAGCCAACATCTGGTCTTTGAGCGCCGTCTTCACAGCAATACGCTGTGCCTCAAGCGTCTCAAACTCGGTCTCGTAAGCCGTCGTCAGTTCTTGAATCCGGGCTCGTATCTTGCGATACACCCGGGCCAGCTTATCCATCGGAATGCTGGCGGATTCGTTACTGTGTTCCATGTTTTCTCCGATCTTTAGTCTTTATTTGTCTAACGTTTGACAATCATAGCGGTAATTTTGCGGTCTGTGCCGCCTTTTTCTTAACTATTTTTGACCTCACTATCGAACATCCCGACAAGCAGTGCGTGGTCACTTACCTTGGACGCCATAGCCTTGAACATCTTCTGCTCGATAGGGCTGCTTTGGATGTGGACTACCGTCACTTTTTCAGAAGTCTGCCCCTTACGATCTGCCCGAGCGATACATTGAAGGTACAACTCAACACTCATCAACGGGCCGTAAAACACGACCGTATCGGCGGCGGTCAACGTAATCCCGTGCGCCGTGGCCTGGGGCTGCATAACCAAGACTCGCACGTTTGAGGCGTGTTGAAAGTCGTTGATGATCGCCCCACGCTTCGTTGCGCTCACGCCGCCGTGGATTTGCGCGTTGTTGATACCGTGCTTATCTAGGTACGTGACGATGGTGTTGATGCTAGAGCGGAACATTGCGAACACGATGACCTTGCGGTCGGTCTCCTCGATGGCTTCTCGCAACACACTCAACCGGGCAGACGCATCGAACTCTACAACTTCTCTGTCGTCGGTGTATGCCGCGCCGCATGACACCTGCAAGAGCTTACTCACCATCACCCCGGCGTTCACTGCGCTGATCGTCTCGCCGGCAGCCTGCACCAGCATCTGTTCCTTGAGCAGCTTGTAGTACTTCAGCTGCTGCGGTGAAAGCGCCACTTCACGGGTTACCGTCGTGACTGG